GAGCCATACCGCTTACCGAGCGGCAACAAACCGCCGTTGACGATGACCCATACGGTAGTGTCGTCGCCGTCCATGAAACCGACACAAAACACAGCGCCAGTTCCCACGCGCCCATGCAGCCGAAATTCTTACATAGACACGCTGTCCCGGCGGTCGTGACCTCGCCGACCGACGCATGCGGCTGCGTATATGAGTAACACGTCTCGCACCACGTCCCCGCACCAACCAGCCGATACCGCAGGGCATAACATGCCGTCCCGTATCTGTAGCATGACGGTGCCGCCGGTACGCAATAATACAGCATCGAGCTGTTGAGACAGACCTCACAGACACATGCCGCCGTGCAGTATGCCGTGTTAAACTCAAGCGACCGCGTACATTCCGCCCCGGCACCGCTTGACAGCGTAAGCTGTGAATGAACGGTGAAACAGTATCCCCAATCAGCCGCGCAGTTGCAATAATATACCGGCGTTGACGAATATATGCACCACCGCTGGTCTTGTGCCGAGTTTGCCGACTTGTAGCTGTCAAGTGATTGAACGCCGACCTGTACTTTCGGTTCGTCCTCCCAGCCCTGTAAGCATATCGTTGCGCCGCTATTCGCTGCGCCACCGCATAGACGTTTGACATACGGAACCGCGCCGAACTCGTTATGAAATTTAAGCGCGCCGCCGTCGAGGTACGAATAATTGCAGCAGCATTCCGGGTCTTCAAACGTTGCAGATCGCGCCCATAGGTTCCCGCAGCGTACCTCAAACTGTTTCACCTCGCTGTCATCATACGACCGGATGCCGTCAACATCAAACACTGTCCGCGCACCGCTTGCCGCCGTCTGCATGGTCGCCCCGGTTATCGTCCCGGCCGTCAACTCGCCCATGTTCGCAGATAATGCGGAAAGCGTAGCGACGTATATCTTACGCGCAAGGATCACGTTATCGCCCAGCGCGTTCTCGTCAAGATTCTCATACTGGACTTCTTTTGATACGCTGAACGATCCAGCGCCGTATATATCAACCGCCCTGACTTTCACAAAGCAGCGGTCTTGAATCATACATTCGTCGTCGTTCGCTGGGTTCGTGTCCCACGCCGCCGAAACCGTAATCTCGCCGGTCGTGCCGTTGAAGTCGGATATATATCGAGACTGACCTTCCCCGGTTCCGCTGGTAATAAGGATACGATCGCCATTAAAATAATCGTCCGCAAACCCGATGAGGTCTTCGCATACGACCGTCGTGTCGCTTGACGAATCGACCACCGACCCGCGCGGCGAATTACCTTCAAGCATCGCGCTTGTACCCTGTGCGCTGGCGACAAGCGTTTCCTCACCGGCCCAAGCATCCGTCTCTGACCGGTAGACCTCGTATTTCATGACGTCCGGTTCCTGCGAATCAGCCCAGCTTATCCGGGCAACATTGAAAAACACGTTCACGGCCACCGTCGGCGTTGCTGGCGCGGCATTGGTCGGTACCAACGTCGTCGACGTCGTAGAATAAACGCCGGACGCGTTAAAAGCACGGATATAGTACGTCCCCGGCGCCCGTGATGCCGGATTAAGCGCTATAGACCGCTCCACACCCCTATAAATGAGGTTTGCGTCGTCTTTTCCCCAGTCAGCGTCATTGAGCCGCACCTCGTACCCAGCGACGCTCCTATCCCCATCCCATACGATATTGAGACCACTCGAAAAATCATACGACGCGCCGGATACCTGTCCGGGAACTTGGTCGCTCGGCGTAGAATAAAAATCGTCTGGAAGCGTAACGCTCTCATCATCATATACACTCGCGTTATACTCGACCGCCTCTATTGTCGATATATTCTCTCTGTCACGTTGGATTGATATGACCCGCACGTCCTGATAATACGCTGCGGAAAGCCCGAGGCAGTACACATCCCCGGCAGCCGGTGCCGCCGTAAAAGCCACCGACACCGTGATTGTGTCCGTATCCCCAGCGCTATTTGTGACCGTCCGTTCCTCAATCGTGTCGTCGGCAAGCCGGACGCTTATTTTATACGTTCCCGCGCCAAGCGTCACCGTGCGGTCAAGTTTCACCGACGCCGTGGTTGAGCCTTCAACGACGTGGCCGCTAAACGAACCGGCGTTGATGATGTACTCGTTTGATATGCGCACCACATCACCCGGCTGGCAGCCAAGCGCGTCGCTGGCAGACTTCCAGCTGTATACATGGTCAACGTATCGTGCAGTATCCCTGACGCGCTTCCCAGCACGAACAGCCGCGCTTGTCCTCGAATCATACACGCGCAAGTTCTGCGTGATTATCGGGTCGCCATCGGCAAGCGACGCCTCGTTCGTAACGCTTATCATCTCCTGCTCATAATTTCGGTCTTGGTTCGAGAACGTCACGTCAACAACGTTTGGACGGTCTTTTTTCGGGCGCGTCGATATTTCAAGCGATCCGGAAATCATGTTTCCACGCGAGAACAGCATGACGGGCGTATCAGGTTTATCTATCCTGAACGACACCTTTCCGTTGCTATATATCAGCATGGCGTTGAACGTCGCGCATATCTGCGAAAGTATGTCAAGCGCGCGGGATTGTGAATCAATGGTACAAGCCAACACGTGCCGCCGCTCGTACCCGCCGTCACCATCATCGACCATTTCATCGCAGTACCGTGACAAAGTGACAAGGTCGGTCGTTTCGATGTCCGCCGATTCTATCAGGTCGCCCAGCCCGTACCGTGAGTTCGTTATTAGATCGCGCAAGCACCAGACCGGGTTCGCGCAATATTGGACGCGGTACGTCGACCCGTCCCACGTCAACTCTGTATCGTCGCTTATCAGTTTATATTTTGCCGCGTCAGCGTCCCAATAGTAGTTCTCCCAATCGACACTCGTTCCGCCGTTCTTTACGTCAGGCGCGGATATTTTCAGCCCCTTGACCAGCGCGGTCACGTTCGGGATACCGCCGCTCAACTGGTCTGTCGCAAGCAGCCGCAATGACAGCAACGCCGTGTTCGGATACGCGAGGTCGTCGGTCGTTATCTCGTCCACGCTCGTCAGCGTAAGGTCGCCGACGTCGTAATCAGTCGAATCGCCGCTTGTGCGCGTCACCCGGATGTCGTACTGTCCCGGCGCAAGACCTTCTTTTCGGAACGTCCGCGAGAACGTCGCCCGCGACTTCGTGTTTACCGTCTGTGTCCCCAGCGGCGTATACGAACCGTCCGTGTGCAGTTTATACTCGACCGTATATTCAACCGTCCACGCAGATATGACGCCGGTGTTCTCATCCTGTGAATAAAGACCAAACGGGAATGACAGATTGACTTCAAAAACCTCAACGTCGGTCTTTACCGTTGTGTATACCTCTGGCGCGTCCTTGAGCAATGCGACCCCGACCGGCTGGACACTGTGAACATCGCCGAAATACGCGGCAACGCCCTGCGTGTTCGTCCCCATGCTCGTCGATGCGGCGACGCCCTCAAAGTTCGCAACCGGCGCGTTATTTACCACGACGCTTGATATGCCGGAAACCTCGCCCTCGCACATGGCAAACAATAGCGCAAGATAATTTTTTTCACCATCGGACGACGTGTACGCGTTGATCACGTTCCCACCGATGCGGTGCGTACCATAGACGATCTTGACTGATTGCCCGCTTTCTTGCGTGGATGATATTCCGTCCCACGTATACGTCGGGCTTTCCGCGTCCATCCCATCGCCGACCATGTTGAACCCGCGCTTTGCCGCCTTGCGCGCCTTAATCGACGCCTGAATACTCATTACTGTCGCCACGGCGACGAACGTCCAGTATATGACCTTGGCGACGGTCGCCCACGTCGCGGCCTCGGCAGCAATCACGCGGACAAAAACGGTATCGTTGCAGACGAGTTCATCAACGCCAACAGGCGCGTCATCGACAAAACATTCAACATGCTCCGCCGCCAGCCCGCAATAAGACACAACAGCAGAAACCGGTACGCTTGCGTTTGTGTCTATGGAGTATTCTTTTATCTGCTGCTCAAACGGATTATTAACGACGAGTATTTTTATCATTTTCCCGCCTTGTATCGGTATATCCCTGCAACAGAGCGGTGCATCCGTCCAACGTCGGAAAGCGCCGATATTGCAACTCCTGCGTTAAGTGTCGAGTGTAGAAAGTGCGTATCATCTATCATAACGCCGATGTGGTTGACTATCCCGTCGCGGTTCTCAAACGCAACAACGTCAAGCGGTTGCACCGTTGCGGACTTCTCCCAAAAATCAGCAAACGCCTTCATGTCCCGGTGCGCGCGCGTGTATTGCTCGGTAGCTGCGGCATTTATCCCATTGTCGGCAAGCACTATTAAGACGATACCGACGCAATCAGCCCCGTCCATCGTGCGACCATGACGGACATACGGAACGCCAAGGTATTGATCTGTTTTAATCATACAAAAAACCGCCTGCTGGGTATGCCGGGAAACCCGCCGAACCGTATCTGATTCGACAGTTCTCGGCACCGCGCCAGCGTTTTATTGCAGTCCGTTTCGCCGCCTGAATAACCGCACTCGCTACCCTTGAACCGCCACGCGCAATGATTGCGCAGGTATATGCGGGACGGGATCTGCTTGCTATTGACATCCCATTTTGACGACAACGTGAAAATTACGGCTTTGTCCGTTTCGACATACCGCTCAATATAATAAACGTCGTCAACGTATGCGTCGTCGTGGTCGAGCGCGTCGCGCCAGACCCGGCGAATGGTCACCTTTTTACGCATCAACTCGTATGTCGCAAGGATTCCGTGCATAATCCCGGAGTTGTTTGCGATTGTAAGGGTTACGCTATCAATGCGGCCAGTGCCGTTTTCACTGACGATGTCGTGCTGTATTGCGAGCTTGGTGTACGTCACACCGTCGAAAACGATGTCCTCATGCGCCTCGGCATACGTCAGATTGTCGCTGCCGTTGTATTCGTGCAGGATGTAAAGGAACACCGGCGCGTTTTCGCGCGCGTTCTTTTGCGCCTTGAAATCAGCCGATAATGTCCTCATAATACGCTCACCAGCGCGACCGAAATATCATACACTCCATACGCCTTCAATCCGATGGTCAAACTGTCCCGCTCAAACCGTACCGTGTATTGAGTGCTATCGACCGGGTTGGTAAAATAAAACGCTTCGTATGCGCCAGCGCGTGCCTGAAAAAAGTCCTGTATCGCGTCCTTTTCTGTGGTCGTCCGGTTCATGAAATTACAAACAAACCGTCTCCGGGACGTCGCCCACCGCTTGCCGCGCTGCTCCGACCCGTCATCCATCTCGCTGATTGACGTTCTGAACACTTCCTCGTCAGCATAAACGAAATCAGGCGTCTCGCTAAAAGTCTGCATGTTACCCCCTGCGCCCGACCATTGCCAGCGTCGGATTGTTTCGGTCAAGTTCTTCTGCTATTGCCGCCGCAAGCGTTCTTTTATTGCGCATAACGTCAGTCGTATCCCACGCCTG